TCAGGGCGTCAAACACCCTGATTTTTTCAGACTCAAACTACCATAAATAACAGTACACAGGAGATAACAAATGGCCGTTTCATCGCTCAGTAGAATGACAGTGCCTTTGGCAAGTGACCAAAGCAGCCCAGTCCAAGGTTTATTAATGCCCAAGCTCAAGTATCGCTTTAGAGTGATATTTGAAAATTTTGGTGTCAGCACACCTCGCACAGAATTAACCAAACAAGTCATGGACTTTACACGTCCGACTGTGAGTTTTGAACCCATTGATGTTCCAATCTACAACAGTACCATCAAGTTAGCCGGCAAATACAGCTGGGGTGATCTTACTTGCCAAGTTCGCGACGATGCAGGCGGACAAGTCAGCAGATTGGTTGGCGAGCAACTACAGAAGCAATTGGATTTCATGGAGCAAAGCAGTGCTGCTGCCGGCATTGACTACAAGTTCCTTACACGCTTTGAAGTTCTAGATGGCGGCAACGGTGCCAACGAACCCATAGCATTAGAAACTTGGGAGATCTACGGTTGCTATCTCAGCGAAGTCAACTACAACAACATGGATTATGCCGAAAGTGCAGTGGCCACAATCAGCATGACCATACGCTTTGATAATGCAGTTCAAACTCCAAATGGAAGCGGAGTTGGTACTCTTGTTGCAAGAACCGTTGGCGATGTAGCCACAGGCTAAAGCTCATGAGCTTTGGCCAGGATTTTTTACAAGGGTTTTTTACACCCGACGGGCTGAAAGATTATGCCCATGCGGCTAAGACATTCCGTACCAACGGATACGAACTTAGTCCCAGGACCAAGTTCCTCTTTCATGTTTTCTTCAACATCAACACTGGGCAGATTCCGTCCTTGCAAAATGTGTTTGGCAACGGCGATGTGGCCAGCGTGGGACTCATGGTCAAAACAGCACAGTTGCCAACCTACACAGTCAGCATTGACACAATGAATCAGTACAATCGTAAACGATTAGTACAAAGCAAAATACAATACAACCCGGTGCAAATAGTGTTCAATGACGATCAAGGAGACTTGATTCGCAACATGTGGTACAACTATTTCAGTTACTACTACAAGGATCCCAGCCAAAAATATCAAGGCAATCCCACTACCAATGGCACCATTGGTGCCTTGCAGACCTTGCAAAATGGGTTTGGCTACAACACTAGAGATACCTACAGCGGAGATCGTCAAGTCAACGACTGGGGTTACATTGGGGAAAGCTACAACGACGGTACCAGAAATATTGGTGCCGGCAAAGACGGAGGCAAGCCACCTTTCTTTAGAGACATAACCATATATGGTCTCAGCCAGAAAAAGTATGCCAGCTACACTCTAATCAATCCCTTGATCAAAGATTGGCAACATGACACCTATGATTACAGTCAAGGCAATGGTATCATGACCAACACCATGACCATAGAGTATGAAACAGTCAAGTACGGTCAAGGCGTAGTAGGCGGTGCAACCCCCAGCAATACTGTGGTTGGATTTGGCGATCCAGCACACTACGATACTGTAAAAAGTGCTCTGGCTAGACCTGGAGCCACTGCCACAGTGTTTGGGCAAGGAGGTCTCATTGACGCCATCGAAGGCACATTTGATGACTTGGCCTTGTTGGCCAGCGGCAAGGGTGGAGTACAGAATGTGCTGGGAGCCATACAACAAGCCGGCACTGCCAATCAAACTTTTAAAAACAGAAGTCTCAGAAGCATTGTGAACCAAGACGCTAAACAGGCCTCTAGAGACATATTACGATCTTCCTTGCCAGGCGCTGTGCGTGTGGCAGTCAACACATCCAACGGCATGTTGTTTCCTAAACCACCTCCAGGATAATCATGGGCTCAGTCAACAGTTACAATCCAAGAATTGATCAGACTGTACAAATCTTTGATCGTTTTTACGAGTACGAAGCTGTAGTATCAGTTTTGGAATATGATGCGGTCTACAGTTATTTGAGAAGTGTGTTTGGCACAGCCGATGCTGCCGGTAACTTTGCAGTGACTTTGTTTCGTATCTCAGAACAAAGTGACATTCCTGTGATGGACTTGCTACAACAGATTGAAGGACTATCAGTTCCAGAACTTACTTTGACCTTGGCCTATTATCTCAACGGGTTACGAAGCAGCAGTACCATGTTGGGACTGAACGCACCCGTGACACCAAATTTTTATGTGGCTAGAAACGTGCGAGCATGAGTAAGTTTGCACAAGGATCTTATACCGTTAAAAATGTCTCCAAGTATGTGGGCAAAGGCACACCCAGATATAGGTCAGGCTGGGAACATGCATTCATGCGTTTCCTTGACAACAACGATCATGTGGTCAACTGGGCCAGTGAAAGCATCACAATACCTTACCGCAATCCAGTGACCGGCAAACAGAGCATGTATGTGCCTGACTTTTTGATCACTTACAGAAACAAAAACAATCAGCTCATAGCCGAGCTGGTAGAAATCAAACCCAAAAAACAAAGCGTGATCGAAAGCAAAATGAGTGCCAGAGAAGGTGCTGTGGTGGCTGTGAATTACGCCAAATGGGACGCCGCTACCAAATGGGCTCGCCGCAACGGGCTTACCTTTAGAGTCATAACCGAAGACGACATGTTCCGTAACGGCAACAAATAAGTCCGGTAAATACGGTATGACACGCAAACTTGAAGAGTTGTTTGATCTGCCCCCTACTTCCGAAGAAGTTGACCAAGCCGTACCTGCCTTGCCCGAAACACGACTGAGCTTGGCCAACCTGGATTCTACCATTGACAAAATTGATGCGGCCCTACCGGCTGTGCGAGATCTGGATGCCAGCGATAAAGAAATGGACGATCTAGCAGACATGGCCAAAAGCAGTTATAATGATCTCATGGATTTGGGCATGCAGGTAGATTCAAGATTTGCCAGCGAAATTTTTGGTGTGGCCAGCAACATGCTGGGTCATGCTATAACAGCCAAAACAGCCAAACTCAACAAAAAACTCAAAATGATTGATCTCCAGTTGAAAAAAGCACGCATGGATCAGGATCGCAACAAGGACGAACCCATGGACACAGCACACGGTGAAGTACTCAATCATCTCAGTCGCAATGAACTGTTGGAAAAGTTAATTGGCAACAGAGACCAAAACAATAACAAAGCATAAATATCATATAGGGATACAAATATGAAAAATTTTAAAGATTATCTAGCAGAAAGCGAAAGAACCTACAGTTATCGCATCAAAGTCGTGGGCGACATTGCTCCTGACTTTACAAAAATGCTTGAAGAAAAGCTCCGACAGTTTGACCCAGTCAAAATGTCAGCGGTTAAAAAGACTCCTATACAACTCAAGCCTGCGGACTTTCCTGCACATGCCAACGAAAGCGTGAGCAGCATGGACGTGGAATTTCGTTACCCAGCCATTGAGCCACAGATACAGCAGATTGCCCAGTTGTTGGGACTTGATCCAAATCGTATCCGTTTGTTGACTACAGCCTATGAAGACAGCATGGCCGAAGAAAAAGAAAAAGTTGAAGAGCAAAACAAAGACCTGCTCACAGACACAGACTATCCTGCTCCTGATGCAGAACAAAAAGCACTCAGCAAAGATTATTCTGCAAACCCGTATCAACATGCAGTATTAAAAAACACATATCGTAGTGAATTTACCGTGGCTGGAGGCAAGACTCCGCCAGCCAAGACCACAAACGATTTGCCCATGGGTGACAAGAGTCCCATGACCAAGGTCCAGCGACCACCACGCCCAGCCACCGGCGCCAACCCAAGAGGATAACAGCATGACATTTTTTTACGACCTAAACAAACGACTGAGCCAATTGGCTGACAAGCAGGATGCAAAGCAGTTGAATGAAAGTGCCGCCATGGCCGAGAAGGCAGATTACAGTGCTAAAAAAGCTGCCGCCGGCAAAGACATTGGTAAGCCAGGAAAGGCCTTTGCCAAAATTGCCAAGAGCGCAGGCGAGCGTTATGGTAGTAAAGCTGCCGGTGAACGTGTGGCCGGTGCAGTGTTGAACAAGTTGCGTACCAAAGAAAGTGTTGAAGAGGCCGATGATCACAAAGAAATGAAACTGATTAGAGATTTAAGAGCCAAGGGATTGAGCGATAAAGAAATTCGTAAAGAAATAGAAAAAATTAAATCCGGTACCAGCAAACACATGCCTAAAGAATCAAGCATGGACGAAAGCGCATTGCAAGCATACTTAGGCAAAAAGAAATACGGCGAGACTGGCATGAAGGCCCTGCAAAAAGCCGGTCGTGAGAATGCCAGCGCCAAGACCATGAGCAACATTCGTAACCGGTATGACAAGTATGACGAAAGCCAAGGCATGACTGACGAAGGCAATGCCTTTGCCAAGGCCGTGATTGATGCCAAACGAGATGGCGTCCAGCCTGGAGAGAAGATTCGTGTAGGTGGCAAAGAGTATCCGGTCAAAGAAGAGGGCGGTGTGCCAATGACACCCAAACAAAAGTCATTTGCAAAATTGGCTCCACCTGCAGACAAGATCACATTTGCTGACAAGATCGCCGGCGCCAAAAAAGAAGTAGATGAAATGCTGGGCGACGTGGCCGCAGAAGCTATCAAAAATGCCATTGGCAAAAAGAAAGAATCACGCAGCAAAGGTACAGCCTTTGATCCGGAAGTGGCCAAAGGCATGTTTGCACACAAGGACGAACATCCACGATACGATGTCAAGGACACTGGCTACAGCAAGCGTTATACTAGAAAAGCTGAACCCGAGGCAGAAAAAGATGATGCAGAAGTAAGCGATGCACCCAAGAAAAAAGGTCGTCCAAAAGGTCCCGAGAAAGGTCCTGAGCGTACTACCAAGGGCGCCTGGAAGCACAAAGGCGAACGCAAAAAGAAAACTGAAGAAGATCTTGATGTCGACGGGGTAATGATGACCCGTCCCAGCAACATGAGTTCTGAAGATGTTTCCATTGCTGATCGTGGTGAGTATGATCAAGAAGGCGACATGGCCAAAGATCAGTTGCATACCCTGACCAAGGTTGCCAACGAACTCAGTGCTATCCTAGACGACGAGCAAAACTTGCCAGAGTGGGTACAAAGCAAGATTACCAAGGCCCTGGACTATATCAACGCTGCCAACGACTACATGGATCAAGAAGAACACGACGACGAAAAAGCTATTGCTGAAAAAGCTGTAAGCAAAAAACAACGCAGAGCCGCTGGCATAGCACATGCCGCACAAAAGGGTGAGATTCCTAAAAAAGAACTGCGCGGCGCTTCAAAAGAAATGTCTAAGATGCCCGGAGGCGAACTCAAAAAGTTTGCCAAGACCAAAGAAAAAGGTCTGCCAGAAAAAGTCAAAGCCAAGAAAGAAGAATCAGTGGAAGAAACCAGTGAAGCTCCTAAAGAGAAAAAAAGCTCAGGTGGGTTCCAGTTTGGCAAGGGTGTATATGAAAGCCTAGACAAGAAATTCAAACAAGCACTCAACGAAGGCATGAATGTCAGCGTAAACATGAACTCGGGTGCTGACGGTAATCCCACCAAGAGCATCACAGTCAGCGCCGAAGGTGAAGATGCCGAAGCTCTGGCACAGTTGTTGAAAATGGCTGGACTCGGCGGCGGACAAGCTGGACAAACCTGCCCTAGCTGTGGTAAAAGCGACTGTGGTTGCGAATCAATTGATGAGAACTCACCAGATTGGCCTACCAACACAGAAACCAGCGATGATGCACTACAATACTCGGGTGGCCTGAACCGACCAAAATCAACTGGACAGACCACTGTGCCTGTGATTGCCAGCCAAATGCGTAGACAAGTTTCCATGGAAGAAAGCGTAGAACTTGAGCGTAGCCTGTTCAAACTATATCAAAACTACAAAGCCCAATGAAAACATTACAAGATTACATAGTTGAAACCCAGCACTGGTTACAAACACCGGCTGCTGGTGATGACTTTGCAATCGAGCTGGACGATGGCACCCTGATTGAAACCTATATCATG